ACTCTTCCATGGTCTCTTCACTGAGTTGACCATTGTTTTTTGCGTACTCGTCGTTAACTTTCCACAAGAAATCAACAGCAGAATCCTCAGTTTCTTCAGGTGTTTCAGGTGCCTCCTCAGTCTCTTCTGATTGAGTTGCTTCCTTTTCACCTGAACCTAGTTTTTTTTGAAGCTCTAGGTAAGCTGCTTCCAGGTCTTCAGCATTTTTATATTTACCAGCAAGTAGCTGTTCTTGCTGTGCCATCATTTCTTCACCGATGGCGAGAGATTCTGCTTCGTCAGCATTGATTGATTCCATCACAACCGAATCGTTGGTGGAGTCATAGGTCATGATTTCAGCCATATTTATTCATTAGGGGGAATAATGTCAGCACCCATAACGTTGTTTACAATTTCACCAGCGTTAGGGTTTTTGGTAGGATCGAGTAGTGGTGCCTTCATGGCATTAGGAACAGCTTGCATCATAGCCATTTCCTGATCTTGTTGCATGGCAGCTTGTGCCTCTGCTTGTTGATCTTCCATACTCTTCACAAGGTTCAGTACGTCGATACCTTGTGCAGCTGCAAGACGCTTGATTGCTTCATCAGGGTTGATGAATTTCATCAGAGCTTCAGGGCCAAGAGTTTGAGCAATAGTCATGATAAAGGAAGTGAGAGATTCACGATCCTGTCCACGACCAAGTGCACTGATGCCTGCAACAATAGTGGGGTTAACCAGATCTTTAGGGATCTTAGGTAGTTCACCGCTACGCTGAAGGACCAGCAGTTTACGATCCAAGTATGGAACCAAGAACTCGTTAGTCAGCAGGGAGAATAATCCACCGAGTTGCTGTTCGAGTTCGAGTTGGGTGAGGCGTACCTCTTCGGCTGTAGTGCGCTCAGATTGACGAACGTTCAATACCAAGAATGCTTCAGCCAAGCGACGCTCTAGCTGTTGCATCAGGGTCATGGCAGTCTGGAAGTCAGCAGTCTTACCCACTTGGATAACACCGATGTCTTCTGGACGACCTTGAACGATCGCTCCGTTGCCTGCCTGGGCGATGGTGGCTGGTTTCGTGGTGCTTGAGGGCGATACCACGAAGACTACTTTAGCAGCTGCTGCAGAGCCTTCTACGATGGACTGTGACAGTGCGTTAAGTGACTTCAGATCACCAAGGAACTCTTCGCAGCGACCGCGACCATAGCTCTCACCGTCCACGGTGTTGAACCTCAGGACCAGCCAGGGGCTTGCATCCTTAGGAGCTTTACCTTCGCTACCAGGTACCTTCTTATCAAGGGCTTCCTGATACCAAATCCAACGGTTGTTGTCCAGTTTTACATGGGTGTAGATTTCTACATCATCACCATGCATACTGCTACCGACAACATCCATGGCTTTTTTCTCATCTACCAAACCTTTTGGCAGAAGTTTTTTGTTGATCAGTTCTTTGGTTACGATCTCAATTACGTTACCGTTGCCATCACGTTCTACAACATAACGGTTCAGTGGGTAATGCTTGAGCCCCTCTTTATCCATGTAAATCAGAGCGTTGCCACCAACAACTAGATGCTTGAGTGCCTGGTGCACAACGACACGATCACTAGAAGCAGCGATCGAATCCATCACCATACGCTCAATTTTAGCAAAGTTCAGGTCAAGTTCGGAGCGCATCTCAGCAGGCATCTCAGTGCCTAGCTTGTCGTCACGAACTTGCAGTTTAAAGAATGTGGTCTGTGGAGGAAGCAAACTCAACATGAGCTTTGCTGCCAACGTCACCACACCCTTAGCACCGACTGCTTGCCAAGGTTGAATCAGTTGTTTGAAAGTTGGTCTGATCTCATCACGTTGGATGAGGTAAGGAAGGGTCAGCTCAGAGCACTGAACTGCAATGTCTAGAAAATGTTGCCGGTCACTGGTTAGATAATCGTACCTGCTTCGTGCGTTCATTTATCTAGGTAGGTAAATTAGTTCCACCGGACGTAGATTGTCCGACGTTGAGTGGGATTCTAAGCTGTGAAATACCACGACGAGATCCAAGGGTTCCGCTTTTCCGTGCTTTAGCGGGGCGAACACCTACAGAACCGATCATAGCATTAGAGCTTACCGGAGGTGGGGTGTAAGCAGTGGGTATAGGTTTCAGAGCTTCAGCCAGCGCCCTGTTACGGTTTGCAGCGGCTTCCATTTCCTGCCGCATCCTAGTTTCTTCAATTCCAGCTTGGCGTTTAGCTGCTTCAGCGGCATGATGCGCTTTCTTTTGTCCGCCACACATAATTAATCTCCTTCGGAAAGTCTAGAGGCAATCCAGTCTACGACACTACGTTGACCTGAACGATACATGATCTGGTCTAGGTCTGTACCGGGTTGCGGATTGGTAAGTGGAAAGCGTTCTTCTAGTTCACCTAGTAAACGCTCAAGTGTCAGTACATTAAGCGTACTGAGGGAGGTTGGGATTTGCATGTTCAAAGAAGGCTGGCATACGTGCCCGCCGTGTATCAGAAAGTTCTGGGGCTTTGCCCTCATACATTAGACGATCACTGGATTCTAGCCAAAATTTTTTGTCCAGAAATTTATTGGAATTACCAACCTTAAGGGGTTGCATTACCCAATTGATAGTTGCTTTACGGAGCTTGTCAAGAGAAGGGCTCCAATCAAGATTGAGCTCCCGACACACCAAGCTATTTGTAGCCACGTGGACTTGTTCATCTCTGCTAATGTCAGCGCTTACGGTTCGAAGACCAGCGTCTCCATTGAAGCGGAAAAAGGGTAACAGGACGAAAAAGATCGCACGCTCGGCAACCAACGCTTTGAGGATCGTGTGATCAGGATGTGCAATCCATGCATCACGGAGCCGCTTCGCTTCCGCTTCAGCTTCTTCATCAACCCCGATAGCGTTGGCGATGTAACCCAAAGCAAGGTCGTGGTTTTCTTCATCCTTAATGTTGGATACGAGTAACTCGCGTGATGAATGTGGAACTTCATTCTTTAGAGCATCGTGGATAAAATCACCGACTGGTAGTTCCATGTGGCGGATAGCCAAGGCACGGTAGATAGCTTCTTCCGCGCCTTCAACAAGTTGACCAGCGGTGGTTTGGACAGGAGTCCACGTGCGTTTACGTGATAAAAGTTTTTGATAAGGGTTCATTCGCCGCAGTTACAATCAGGAGCAGGATCATTAATAATAAACTCCAGGTAACGTTCGACATCTTCCTCGTCCAAGGCAGCGTAGGCGCTGGTCTTGTCCTGTGTGTCACTCATTACCTGAAGCGAATAATAAAGGGAGGTTTGATCAGATGCCAACCACTCTTCGATAAACGCTTCGTCATAGGTGATCACATCAGACCAACTATTGAAGCTGTAACCATGAAGAAGTCCCGTGCTATCGAGCATACGCATGATGCCGTTAGCAACACTCATATATGCATCCCAGCCAACTTCCGATGCGATCTCAACTTGACCGTAATCGTAGCTCTGGACGCCAAAGGTACCGCTGTCACGGTCCACCTGGCGGGCGATGGGAGGTGCAATTTCCGGAGTAGCAGTGAAGCCGTCCGGGTCAGTGTAGCGGTAGCTGCAGGATGCAGTAGGTGCAATAGCAAAAGCACGGTCCATGTTATTGACTCGTGCAATGCTGGCAGCTTGTGAGATACCGCTCTTAAATTCAAGGGCAAGGGTGATGCCAGGGGTGAACTCAGTGATTGCTTCACCGCTGTTAACAACGGCAAGAGCTTCACCAAACTCTTTGTAGCTTACGTTGTACCTTCGAAGGAGATTGGCCAGTCCCAACATTCCGAGCCCGACTTGTCGATCGGTTTCGGGTGGCAGGTACTCTCCAGACTCTCCAACACCTGTCCGCCCATGGAGACTGCACAGCTCGGACATACCTTTAACAAAAGCCGGTGAGATGTCTTCGATGTCACAGGCAGCGAGATTGATATGCTGCAGCAGGCAAGTTCCTCGTGACGGCAAGTAAACCTCAAGGCAGACGTTACCACGGATTCGTTTTCCATAAGCGTCGATTTTAGTTTTGTTGAGCCAGATGTCACCCTGGCGGATACCTTGGAGAAGAGCTTCCTTTACATTAGGAGTAGCTTCTTCCCACCAATAGTCGTTGATGTTGACGCATCGTTTGACCCAGGGGAGTTCGGCACGGTTAGCTTGGATAAACTCCAACACGTCAGGGTGATTAAGGTCAAGGTGACACACAACAGCGCCATTCTTATACACGCCACCTCTACGGAGTGTTTCATTTAGGGTTGAGTAGATCCGTGCGAATGATACAGGTCCAGAAGCAACAAGACCTTTTCCATTTTCTGCTCCTTGGGGTCGGAGCTTTGATAGATGGACTGCAACTCCCGCTCCAAATCGAAGGGCATGTGAGACAAATCGCCAAGAGGCTTCAATTCCATTGGGTCCTTCCATAGAATCCTCCACTACAAACACAGTGCAGGATACGGGAAGGCGGGAGGTGGGGTCGTCAATCCATGACTGTACGCGCCCAGTACGGGCAACAAGTTCTTTGGTAGTGGCGGACATTATTAAACGAGATCAGTAAGGGTAGGGGGTTTGTAGTTTGGTCCTTTGAGAACCTTGCCGTCTTCACGGCGGATGGGTTTACCGTCTTCACCAAGCTTACTCATGTTGCTTTGATGTACACGGTCCATTGCTGCATCCAAATCCCAGTTGAGATTAGCAGCGTATTGATAGCAGACATAAACGAGGTCTGCAAGCTCTTTCAAACAGTCTTCAGAGTTGCGTGTGTAGCCGTACAACAGCTGTTGTTCAGCCTCTAGGAACTCTTTGAACTCCTCAACGATCAAACGCTTCTGCATCTCCCGTGAAGCTGGCCCAGTATCGTTCTTCACTTGGTAGCCATGGCGAAACTCCTTCGCCTGGGCACTCAGAAAGGATTTCATTTTCTAGTTCGTTTTGTAAGTAGTGGATCGCTTTACGGAGATCTGCAATGCGTGAGTCTTTATGACCTGCACGGCAGATGTATTTGATTGCATTACCAAGATGGAAACTCAGTCCTTGGTCTCGGATGAAATCCCAAACCTGGATAGAACCTCGTCGATAGTAGCTTGGTCCTGTTGTGTTGGTTTTGGCCAATTTTTTAAGAGGTTAGAGAGTGAGTTGGTGAGGACAAAATTCTGCTTTTGGAGAGCCATGAACACAGTAATGATGTCCTCTTTACGAGTGTCATCCTTGTTAAGAGCATCTTCGATTTGGCGGAGTTTGAACTCTTGCTCTAGTGTAACGTCAGTGATCGGCGGTGGGGGTCCATAGTTTGACGGACTCGGTGTCGAAGTCATAATCGGTACATTGTAGAATCTTTGCAAGCTGCGCATTTCGGAGAGCAGCAGATTCGTCAAGTCCTTT